CCTTAACCTTGTTAACCACAGCAGACTTTAAAGGTTGATCACGGCTATAAGTTTTAGGATCGTAGTTTAGTACTTTTAAACCTTGACCCTTAACCGTCTTCTCCAAAGCTTTAAAATCATAAGGTGTATCACCTGCGACCTTAAATCCATACTTCGAAGATATAGATGATACTTTTTCTATAACCTTAGAAGGTAACGAGAATATTTTTGGTATTATACTCTTTACTTTATCTACAGCTCTAGGAGCTGTATTAGGTGTACTGTCATTAGTAAATTTACCTATCTCTACTGTTTTGCTAAATATTTCAAATATTGATTTATATCTTTGCTTCTCTACATCAGATAAGGTACTACTTATCTTTGTAGCAGACTTGTCTTCCGTCTTATTAGACTTTTGTTTTGAGTCAACAGTCTTGTTATTAAGATCTGAGACTCTACTAACAGGCTCGTTAGCTTTAGTAGTTTTATCTTTTGCATGTACTTTCTCTATACCCTGTATACCTCTCTGAATTGACTCCATGCTCTTAATAATTAAACTAAGAGCATTATTAAAATATTCGTGTTGAGAGGTCGACTCTGGTTCAGGTAGCTCTTCCTGCTTAATATATTTTGAAGATGCAGAACTTTTATCTGCTTGATTTATGTCTTCAAGTATCTTAACTATAGGAAAAATATCTGATTCTTCAGCCACATATATATTTAAGCTCTAGTCAAAAAGTCACCGTCAATCGTTAACAATGCACCATCGCTAAATGTATATGAGGATATCTCATTCTTTCTATAAGACGATATATACTCTGTTATTTTATTATTAACAGCTAAAGGTATACTCTCCAAGAGTTTTTTCCTTTCTGTAGTAGTGATATCGCTGAAATTAATAGTATTATCTTTTACGGAAATACTATTAATAAATTTAACAATTTCATAAGACAGCATCGAACTAATAGTTTCTGATATCTTAGTTTCGTCTGAAACAGTTTTTGCAATATCTTTATAACAAGCTTCAGAAACTTCTATATCTAGCTTAATTGTAGGTACAGACAACAGAACCTCAATACCCTTATAGGATACACTATGTGTGTACTTGAAATCAGTTACATTTTTCGTTAGATCGTCCAGATTATATACTTTATCTTCGATAGAAACAGTTTTACCGAAACTATGCTTTCTTAGTTGCATGAGAATCCACTCAGCATCATATATAGTAAAGTCAACAGGTTCTAAGCTATTATCAATAATAATTTTATTAAGAATAATAGCTAACTTAATACTACCTGGCACTCCGTCAATGCTACATTTTAGGATTTCGTGGTGCTGCTTTACCGATAAAGGCTTAAATTTAATTAGCTTATTTACCGACGGCACTAGAATATCTAACGCGGAATCATCTTCTACGCTTTGTAGTTCTTTTAGAATATTTAAAACTTCACTCATATGTTTATAGTATCTGCTGTTGTTGATTTTTCAACTCTTTATTTTCCTTCTCTACTTCTTTATTATGTATGTTAAGAACAATTCTGGTCTCAACTGGTGATAAATTATTGTAGAATTCTGGGTCTGCGCTTATCTTTGTAACGTACCCATAGAGTGTCTCGAAATAGTCGATCAAGTTGTGAGAGTAAAGAGAACACACAAATAACATAGTGCTATTAGATAGTAAGTCTACGCTATATTGATGAATATTAAATTCTTCATTACTATCTATTAAAATTATATTACTAGTTATTCTGTCAATATAATCTTGTACTTTTATAACTACTTTTAAAGGTATTTTTTTAAGAATATTATCGCGTTCGTCGTTCGATAAATTTTTAAAGTCAATAATTATATCTTTTATTTGAATTGACTTAATAACATCACTTACTCTATTATAATCATTATCATAAAAAAGAGTTGTTGGCAAACCTACTTGAACAGTAATACCATCCTCTATTATAATTTCATTATAACCTCTGCTAAAGTCTTCTATCTTATCTAATATTATATTTAAACCAAAGGTAAGATTCTTACCATCATTTGATGTAAATATAATACTATCACTTATAAAAATTATTCTATAAGTTACAAGTAGGTATAGTCTATCTATTATATCTAAGTCTGCAGGAATATTTAAAAATTGTAAAAAGAAGTTATTAACCCCTTCAAGATCTCTATTCTCGCAATACTTTATAAGATTTAAGTATAATTTGTTTGGCAATTCCGGCACTCTAACAATTTTACCGCTTGGTAATGTTATCGGTATCGAAAATTGAAGCATAATTAATTTATCGTCTACTTATTAGATATCCATGTCTCAGGAGTACTAACAGCGTAATGTGAAAAAGCAAAGGATACTGTCTTCTTCCAATCACTTTCACTTAACTCACCGTAACTCACTTCATCACCTGCAACGTTAAAAGGTACGGCGTTAAAAAAATCAATTTGCTTACGAGGTTCTAGTCTACTATTATAAAGACCTACACTCGATGTATTAGTATAAGAGCTCTTATCTCTTGTATACATCACTACTGTTATATTACATTTTATATCCTCTAGAGTATTATTATCTTCAATTAAACCTCTATGAGAGCTTGCAATAATCCAGGGCTTTATAAAATAATCTACAATATCAATATTTGTTTCTAAAAAGGTTATATCTATCTTGTTAGAACTACCATAGGGATTTCTCTCATTACCTACGTAACCTTGTATAAAGCCTCCCATGTTACCAGTACTCTGGGTAGATATACTAAATGACTCATTTGGAAAGGCTATATTTTGCGCTACTAGAAGACCTAAATTATTAGTAGACTCACTTTGTTCAGCTAACTGTGTTGTATTTACTCTCCACAAGTTAGCGTTAGATCCTTCTGATCTTTCATACTTAGCAAGTACTCTATTTATATTATTACCTATATCTACAAGAGTTCTAGTTTCACGAGCTGTAAAATTTACCGTCCAAAGAAACTTTAACGGTAAATCATTCTTCCAGTCTTGAAATAAATTTAATCTAGAAATTGTAGGAGATACGGCCACCTATCGTAGTGTTGGACCTACAAAGTCGGATTCTTGTGAAGTATAGAAGTGATATGCAAGTGTTACACCGATATCAACAGTCGCTCCGACACCAGCTGACATACTATATTCGATATTATTAATAGTCCGTACTGACGCACCATGTAATCTATATGTAGTGATTGGATCTAAGTTTTTACTGAGTTGTGATAAAAGAATATAGGAGTCACTATTTGGAGTTTTATAAGCGCCGGTTGAAGTTATATCATTAAATAGATTGCGCGAACCAACTTCAAAATACGTTCTTAGTAAACTTTTCTCATCGAGAAAGAATGTTAAGTTATAAGCGTCTGAACCAGGGTATGTAACACTACCAGGTACATTGAATGGTAGTCCCATATATGGGACTGCAACATTACCGATAGCCCTTCCTGGCAAGGCAGCTGCCTTAGCGTAAACAAGGTCATCGTCGTTTAGACCAGTTAGACCTTCTAGTTGAATTCCAATCACACGAAAAAGGAAGTCACGAGAAAAGTCTCTATCGGTAGCTACTTTATAAAATTTTTGAATGTCTTGTGATATAGGCATACTATTATTTATATCTCAACTAGTTTTTTTTACAAAAAAATAGCAGCATTAATGCTGCTATTTTTTCTATATTATGTTATTAAGTGTTAGCTACCAATTAGTTCTTCAAAATTAGCATCTGTTCTTGTAGCGTAGAAGTTAACTCTAATAAACTCTGCTGTTCTAACAGGTTTTAAGTAGATGTCAACAATTAACTCGTTATTGTCAATTACCTCAGGGGTATTATTTCTTTCGTCGCATACGATTAAGAAGTCATACAAGCCGTCTGCAGCTTTAACTCTCTCAAAGTAAGGTACAAGAGTGTTAAGAATACGTGAGCGAGTAAATACTGTATTATTCTCGAATACGAAGAAGTTCATTACAGACTTAGTAACTTTTTCTAAGTATAGGAATGTTCTACGAACATTAACTCTATCGAATGCACTAGGCTTTCTAAGTAAGGTCTTTTGACCGAAGACTACAATACCTTGATCAGCGAAGGTTGCAATTGGATTTAAGTTAATTTGATATAGACTGTCACGCTGATGTTGGTTTGGAGCAATAGCTACATCAGCAACATTATTAACAATACCTCTATTGAAGCCTGCTGGTGCACCCCAAGGACCGACTTCAACATCTGTTGATACCATTTTAGCGGCTACGAATCCAGATGGTGGAACATATACATAAGTTCCACTTGCGCTATCTAGTACCTTAAAGAAGTTAGCATAAGCAGCAGCATATGAGGTATTAACTAATTCAAACTGGTGTCTTAGAGCCCAATAAACGTCTCTGGTAAAGATTTTAGTCTTATCAGATAGTATCTTTGATTCTTTACCAGTCACTAAAATCTGTCTTAGTGGATCGGCTATGAATAGCACATCGCCACGGCCGCCATCTTTAGGTGGGCCTGCGAAGTTAGCAAACTTATTAAATAGTGTGGTATAGTCTGCACGAGCAACATTAGTAGCTATGTCACCTGAGTTTCTTAATGCCTCGATTGCTGGTACAGCAGTTGTATCAGAGAATCCACCACCAGCAGCAGCTGATGATAAATTTTTCGCGGTGGTAAATATGGTTCCTAGGCCACCTTCAACTAAAATATCTATATTATAAAGATCTGCGTTACGAATTCCTTCAAGAGCTCTTTCAACTTTAGATGGTACATCACCTATAACCTTCAAGCTATTAGCAGAATCTGTATAAGCTCCAAGAGCGAAGAGAGCATCTGCTTCACGTATGGCACTAGGGGTACTAACAAATGTTGTTATCTGAAGAGCTGAAGCCCCGACGATAATAGTAGCAGGTGCACCTCCTAAAGTTACAAAGTTTTTAAGTTGCTGTGAAAGTACTCTTATCTTTTTCTTAGGAGTTCCATCTGCTTTTAAGGGTACAACTGAGTTAGCGTTGGATACGAAGGGATTAACTAAAATATCTATATTACGTGAACCTGCTTCAACATTCTCAAGAGAGAAGTTAACGGCTGGCCCATCGTTATTAGGACGAACACGATCATAACCAATAGAACCATTATAAGCCTCCTCGAAAACATAATTTAGAGAGTTGCTGTCTTGACTATTTGAGAATACTGATTGACGTAATTTAAATACACCTACACTTAAAGTATCATCAAAGAATCTTGAATTAATATCGTATGAGACAACCTGCTCTTCTAAGAGTTGTGAAATGCTATTCTGTACATATCCAGGATCTGCTGAAAGAACAAAATCAAGTCGAGCATTTGGAATCTTTGTAAGAGTATCTTTATCTAAACCAGCGGGACCGGCACTTAAAGATGTAGTGTATACTTCAGTTATTGAATTGTAGGCACTAGCTGGGTTAACAGCAGTGTTATCAGTTAAGGCAATATAATATCCATGACCTTGATTATTAATTGTAGTTTGACCTTTATTAACTACTAAGAGAGCACAACTTGCAAAATATGTTGCAGCGTTAAGAGCTGTTGCACTGGTAACTGGTGTATCGCTCCAAACTACATAACTGCCAGCTAGTAGCTTACTGTAATCTGTCTGGCTAATTACGAATTGACGAGGAGCACCAATAAAGTAATTAAGGTCGCTTGATATATTATCAGTAAATGTGGTTAATGGGCCTGTTATTGTACCATTAGATTCTGTTCTAGTAACTATAGCTGGATAAGCCAAAACAGAAACAAAAGAGCCAAACCCGTCTCCGGTAGTAGGTCCATATGGTAACCGGTTTACAAGTACGTTAGCTAGTGGTGACGCGCAAGCTTTTACAGTATGATAAAAGTATCTTTCTGCAGGAGTCTTAGGAAGACCATATATTTGCTCGAATTCATTAATGCCTGAAATTTTTATAATTTCATCAACTGGGCCCTGATCACTAAAGCCTGTAGCATATATAGTGGTACCTGCAGCTGTTGGTATTCTTTCGGAGAGATCTTTCTCAATTATCTCCACGCCTGGTGATTGTATTATTCGTTTTGACATACAAATATTTATGTTTTTGCTGTCCTTTTTTCATTTTTATGTGATTAAAAGTTCTGTATGTAATTGAGAATATACGAAAGTAAAGGATGATTGTATTTCTGCCCCGTCTCTATAGTTATAAACTATACCACCAACTGCAGTTGGAAAAGCTTTTGTATATGTGAATTTTATTCTATTATTTTCAAATTCATCCAATCCGTAAATTGAAATATTAGATTGATAGTCTAAAAAAACATCATCATCTATAAGATCGGTTTTGTCAAAGGTACCAGTCTTTTCATCGTGTAATAAATTTAGCCATTTGTATATAACCCAGTAGTTGTTATATTCATTATCAATTGTAAAATTTACTGTTACAGGTGGATATGGACTCTTAGAATGTGAGGAGTTATAAAGTGTACTACCTGAGTATCTTATCTCTAGAGCAGGTACAATTATCTCTGGAACAATTGTCCCATATACAGATAACTGCATGGCATCTTCCTTTATAGTAAAATTTGACCTGTCATGTTTTTTGTTTATTTTACGTAGAGCAGCAGGTATATTAAATACCATACGAAATTTATCTGCACGAGACTTGTTGAGAGTTGACTGCTGGTAAAAGTTAGAAGACATATTTATATTTAGAATTAACCTAGTTGAACCCAACCAGTTGATAATAGATCATCTAAGTCACTAGTGTCTTCTGTATCTTCCATACCAAATACTACAGCTCCAAGACCAGCGGTACTACTACCTGCAATTTCATTATCAAGATATATAGAGGTAGGGTCTTCAAACATCTTCAACCCAAAGTCCATAGGTTCAATAGCAGATGGCTTACCATATGTATCGAGTTCTAATATATCAAAAAATCTCTCTGTTATTTCTTTCTCGAGTATAAACAAGGCATATATCAAGGACATTACTCTATCATCATGAGTAGTACCTCTTGCTTTCCATACACCATTAGGATGTCTAACAAAATCTTTTAACTCTTTAAGAGTATCTATATCTCTAAACTCAACGCTTTTTACCTCATTGACAAAGTACCTCATATTCATAACACCTTTGTATTTGGTATTTGTATGAGCTATCATACCCATCTGAACTTTATCTCTATTAGCTACTTTTGCACCGTACGAAACAACTTTCTCATAACCTATATCAAACACTAATCTATCTACAACTTGTGCACCACAATTATTACGTTCAATTAATGCTAAAGGATTACCCCAGTTTCTTAAAATAGAATGTAGTTTATTAGTAAATTCAAGAGGAGCTATCATTCTATTATGATAGACAGCTACTTGTTTTATAGCCTTTAAATCAGTTATATCAAGTATCTGTATAACACTAGCATCTATACCTACCCCTTCTGATATATCAACACCAACTACATATAGCTTATTAGAGTCTGGCTCTTCCCATATCTTGTAGTGTCCTTCATCAAGAACTATTTTTGGATCACAACATGATTGTGATAAATCATAAAATAGTCCCTCATCAATAGATGAATCACCAGTAGATAAAAATTGAACCTCAAATTCTTGAAGGAAAGACTCCATACTACCAAGAGCCTTAACCTGTTCCTGCTTCCATGCTTCATCTCTACCCGGTACATCAGACCATATAACTCTCTCATAAACGAATCCATTATCTCCCTTTTCAGCACCGTCATAGAGTCTATGAAAAAGATTACCGGTTCCATTAGGAGTAGATGCTATTAATACTTTTGATTTAGTAGATCGTGAAATAGTTGGAAACACTGATCTCCAAAAATCCTCTAATATAGACTGTGGTTCAACAAATCCCATCTCGTCTACGATTAGACAGTTAATTGAAGCACCTCGAGCAGCAGATCCAGTCGTAGTACTAATACCGATACGTGATCCATTTTCGAATTCACAGGAAGTTTTACCGTATTCCTTTACCCCTGGCTTTAACCAGTTCGGTAATTCTTCATAAGCTAGTCTTACCCTTCTAAAGATTTCAATAGCGGTTGCTTCTTTATTAGCAACAATCATAATATTCTGATAATCATTAAAGCAAGCTACCCACAGAGCATATATAGATAGCATAGTCGTTTTTCCGCATTGTCGTGAAGCAAGTAGAATAACATTTCTATTATCTCTTAGAGTGCGTAACATACGTTTCTGGAAAGGAAATAATTCAATTACTACTTTACCTTCATCGGGGTCGATAATATAGAAAAAGTTCTCTGCAAAGTGTAAAAGATTAGCTTTACTCTTTTTCAGATGATACACCATTTCTTTAGTATATTCATCTTTCCAATGCTTGTTAGGTAAGTTAGGATTTCCTAAATAGTATTCACTTTTTGTATTATTAGAGGACATTTTATATAAATAGTTATATGTTGAAATCTAAAAATAAAGAATTTAATTTATTAGGTGATATTTATGGTGGTATTCTTAATAAAGTAAGGACGGTAAATGAAGGGGTAAATGAGATTGGAGATGCTCCTCTCAAAGATGGTGGACCTCAAGAGAAGTCAGGTTTTAGTACTAAGGTGATTGATAGAAGAACCTTAAAGGGAAAAGGTAAAGGTAAAGAGCTGGAAAATTTTTATAATATTAACAATCTATCTGAGGAAGATGAAGAAGAGGGTTGTAAGCATGCAGCTGAGGGGTGTGATTGCGATGATTGTGCTCAGTGTAAAGCTAATCAAAACAAAGAAGAAGATGAAGAAAGTTTAAAAGAAAGTAGAAAAATAGCGCGCAAAAGCCTAAATAATTTTATGAGACAAAAATCCGTATTCGACAGACTATACGCCAATGTTATGAAAGAATCTTTCGGCATGCCGGGAGGTCAATCTGGTAATCCTTATGGTGATGAAGCAGAGGAAGGTAATGACCTCGATGCTCTTGGCCTTGATGAAGTAACCCCTGATGATGAATTAGGTGGTGAAGAAGAAGGAGATGAAGTTTCCTTCACTCTCGATCGTGCAACTGCTGAAAAACTTCATGAAGTCCTTGGAGCTGTATTAGGCGGCGATATGGGTGAAGACGATATGGGTGAAGATGATATGGGTGAGGAAGGTGGAATGGATATGGGTGAAGAGGGCGGTATGAAAATGGGTGAGGAGGACGAAGAAGAATTAGGTCATTCTGGTGTCAACGCTAAGTACAATGATGGTAAAAGCAATAAAGTAGGAAATCTTAAGGTCTCCTCTGGCGGTGCATCATCGAAGTATACTGATAAAGTTGGTGATGATGGTGACCATGGTCACGCTATTGTCAATGCTAAAAAATATAATGACGGTAAGAGCAATAAAGTTGGATCCCATAAAACCGGTAAATCAGCTTTCGAACAATAAACTAAATAAAACAAAATAATACAAGCCTAATGGTGAAAGCCATTAGGCTTTTTTTGTATAAATAATAATAATGATTGCTTTTAAAGATTATA